AACAATTTTTTAAACCCTTATTCCAAACAGTATTTCCATTACTATATCTTTTCTTTTGACCTATAGACATATTAAATCTAGATTTCGCAGAATGTACTCTATTTTTATTAGCTCTAGATATTTTATTTTTAGTCTCTTCAGACATAATTAATTTAGAACTAGCAATTGAATGTCTAAGTCTTACTTGCTCTTTACATTTATCAGATAATCCAGAAAAAGTATCTCCACCTTCTCCACCAGTGGCTATATTATAATAATTAGTATCTTTTACTGCATTAAATTTGCTAATATAATATTTTTCTTTAAATTCTAAATCTTCTTTACTATCACATTTCTCTAATAGTTTAACTGAAAAATTTTCTTCACCTTCTTTTATAATAGCTTGTTTTAATATTTTACCGCTACCTAAATACTTATTACCTAAAAATATATTTGATTGTCTTTTACCAATATATTTCTTTCCATTTATTAAGTTAGTTGTTTCATAAATATACCCAAACATAAATCCTCCTATATTTGCATAAATATACTTAAATCATTTTTAATTAACTCATTTTGCCAAACTTTACTAGATACAGCATTATACAAGCTACCTGCAACTGAGTCTGATACATCTTTTCTTCCAGTAGAAATATGATCTACCTTTCGCTTCTCTCTAAAATGAACTAAATTAAATAGATTAAATTCAAATTCTTTGCTATATGGAAATCTAATTTGTTTATTATAAATATAATCTACTAATAAAAGGTAAGCTTCATCTGTTCTATCAACAGACTGATAACCTACTGGAAAACCAGCTTTATCTAATTCCTGTATTGATTCCTGTGATTGAAAAGTATCATATGTAATTTTACCCCAATTAATTCCTTTATTTTGTGATAACCAAGGAATTAAACTTCTTACCTTAGATATATCTACTTTTGCTGGTGGTCTTGGTGGAACCATATCTATTATAAAATCAAACTTTACGTGTAGAGTTATAGTTTCATCTTTATTTATATCTATATTATCTATAAAACAAGAAGATAAACCATAATGATCTGATGCTATACCTTGATCTAGGTGCATAAACCTTAATTTTTCTGGTTGTTCAGGTTTCCAATTAGGGTTTATATAGTCTTGAGGTTTAGTATCTAACTTTGTAGATATAATAAACGTATCTTTTAGAAATGCTTTTTCTTCAGGTTCATAAATAGCTTGATTAAATAATTCTTTATTATTAAATAATTTTCCCTCACCGGCTACAGTCATACCTGCAATATCTTGAATAGACTGTAATAAATTCTGTCTAAAATCAGATAAAAAGTCTATCGGTATGTCTACAATTTGAGTTCTGAGCTCTATTGGGATATATCCTATAGCTTCATTTACTGACATATCTTCTAGTCTAGATAAGCCATAAGAATCTAATATATTATTAACATCTATATATGTATCTAATATACAAGGGTCTATCTCACCAGACCCACAAAATACATAAAACCTTTCTTTACTATAATTTTGTGGTTTAACATCCCAACTCCTAGCATTTACTACATAAGTGTGTGGATCGTTCTCAGTTTCTTTTAACCTCTGATTAGTAAAAGAGCTATCAAAAGTAGTAGATGATACTAGTATAGATATAGAATTATTCTCACCATTAACCAAGAAACGTGATTTTCCGTCTGTTTCTTGCTGCTGTATAAATATCTTTAGCTTTATCTTGTACTTGCATAGCTGTCTCAGTTATTTTTTCTGTTTTACTAAAAAAATTTGCTTCGTCTAATATGCTCTCTATTTCATTTTATGAATATTACCCTTTATCCAACCATCTAATAAATAATTATCTAAATCACCTAAATTAATACGTTTTACTTTATTTTGTTTTATATTTGAAACATATACAGTTTTAGTTCCATACATAGGATTATTTTTTCCTTTAGCTAAACCTCTTTCTTTTCTAGTTTTACTTAATTTTTTCCTTGATTCTAAACCTTTAGTCTGTTTCCACTCTTCTGAATTTTTTGTTTTCATCATATTATCTCTAGCTTTTCTAACATACTCAGAATTTTCGGCATTAAGTCCTTTTATAGGAGATTGTTTACCTAAAGTTCCAAAGTTATATCCCATTCTTTTCTTTAAATCTTCAGAAGCGTTTTCCCAAAATTTTAATTTAGCATCTCGTAAATGTTTTATATGTTCTTCTGATTTAGATTTACCTTTTAAAGATTTAGATATTTTTTGTTTAGTTTCAAAACTTCTCTTTTGACCTGTTTGAGTTTTTGCTGACTTTTCAACTTTAGCTTTCCATTTATCTGAATTTTCTCTAAACATTTTATTTACTCCAGACCAACCTTCATTTTCTCCACCGTAAGAATTATTATAATAATTCTTACTTTTTACAGCATCAAAATATTCTATCCAATAAACTTCTCTTAGATCTAAGTCTTTTTGATTAGTTTCTATTTCTTCTAAAATTACAATTTTAAAATTCTCTTTTCCATATTTATTTAGAGCTCTTTTTAATCCTATTCCAGAACCATAATAATTTTTATCAAAATTACAAGATTTATGTTTTCCTATATATTTCTTTCCATTTATTAAATTAGTTGTTTCATAAATATAACCTATCATCTAAAATACCCCCCTAATAAGGATATATACTTTAAAAGTATTAAATATTCATCTAATGAAATTTATGTTCAATAAAGTTCGTTAATCTTTATCAGTTCTCTTATGAACTTCTTTATATTTCTATAAAGGACAGACTATATCATCACCTATTACTAAGGGTACACCACTTCTTCTCACTTGAGTTTTACTCTTCTTAACGAAGATAGTCGTTGAACTTTCTCTTTCGAGCTTAGCTGCTGATTATCAATTTTAATAGTACTTAGGATTTAACCATATACCATCTAACTAATTTTTTCTACTTTCGTAACATTCACACTTATATCATTTAAGATATTATGTTGTAGTTTAGTTAGCTTTACGAGTTTCCAGCAATTCAATGTATCAAATTAATATACCGCTCACGCGATACCTAGGCTTATATTAGATTTAACCTATCAAATTAGATCCGATGGTATGTTGAGTTCCAGAGGCAAAGCGGACCATTATATTAGCTTGTGGCCAAACTATTTCACTATCCTTTTTATTATTTCTAGGAAAGTGTTCTAAAAAATAAGGGCAATTATCTATCATCTCTTTAAGTTGACCAAACCCTGTTAATAGTGCTTGTCCTAAATTAAGATTAAAATAAGCTAACATTATCTTTGAACTAGCCATCAAATTAAATAGAGCTGGTATATTACTATAACAAGATAACTCATATATCCTTCTTAATAATATAATATTTGCAATAGTTGTCTTACCTGTTCCTAACCCTCCAGTTAATATAACTTCATTAATCTTAACTTTACTATTAAATATATTTATTATATGTTGTTTCCAATAAGGGTATATAGATAAAGCATCTGGACCTACGTAGTATTCTGAATTTATCCATTCCTCTATAGGTACTATATCTCTTATTCTAGCTGCTTTCTTTTCAGAATCTTTCATATCTATAATAGTGTTTACTAAATCATTCAATGAATCTTGCTTTAAATTTTCCTGCATATTATTACCTCCCATACACGTTATCTATATAAATATATAAAAAATAATCTATTTTGATACAAAAAAATAAAGCAGATAATATTATCTACTTTTAAAAAAGTTAATTAGTATGTTTTACTATTTACTAAAGATGTTTTTCTATTATGCTATTTAGTATATGTATAAAACAACTCTAAATTATTAATCTTATGTTTTTTCGTTTTATTACTATGTTATTTAGTATACATATAAAACAATTAATACAAAATATATGTACAGATTGTTTTATTACTATGTTATTTAGTATACATATAAAACTCTTAATTTAATAATAGAACCATATCCTGAGTTTTATTACTATGTTATTTAGTATACATATAAAACCTCAAATAACATAACTTTACACCTAAGCTCTATACGAGTAGCGATGTACTTAAAAGGGATAAACTACCTCAAATGGAGGAGTATATTGGATTTGAACCAACGATCATAGATTTGCAATCTATTGTCTTACCAACTTGACTAATACTCCATAAAAATGGACTTAGATAGGATTTGAACCTACAACTACTGGTCCGTTTTACTATTATGTTATTTTATATACATATAAAACGATACTTCCAGTAACAGTTACTATTACGTTTTATTACTATGTTATTTAGTATACGTATAAAACCTCAAATAACATAATTTTACACCTAAACTTCATTAAGAAGTAGCGATGTACTTAAAAGGTATAAACTACCTCAAATAATATTAACGTCTGTCTATTCCAGACTGTCAATTAAGATTCTCCTCTATATTTATATAGAGTTAGTATTTCTGTGTATTTCTTCGTCTCTGCTTAATTTTCAGCTCCATGAAAGTTGCCGTATACACTTGACTCTTGGATTTATATAACTTTACCAAGAATTGAACTCAATTAAGAGCGCTAAACCAAAAACTTGTCGAAATATTATAATATATCTATAATGTTTATTTATTATAAAGCAAATTAAAAAATAATAAATAAACATCAATTTGAGGGAATAAAAGAATATTTATTCTATGTAATATTATAATACTTCGTGGCGACTCGTAACAGATTTGAACTGTTGACCTCATGCGTGACAGGCATGTATTCTAACCGACTAAACTAACGAGCCAAATAAAGTACTGTCAAATATATTTTACTATTATATTATTTAATATATAAGATCTTCAGTACTCTTTTATAGAAAAGATTTTACGCTGTACTGAAATATAGAAACTTGAAACTTTTCAAAGCATAATCTTTTTTGTACTATAAGGAATAGATTAAAACCTTAGATACCCTTTTTACTTTAGTACAAAGTGGTTGTATCAAACCAGCCTATCTAGCATAGACGGGCTAATACTTTGTTTAAGATTTAAAAAGTAATTAAAAGTACTTAGTCTATTATACTATATATAGTATAATAGCTAGTGGTTTCAGAACCTAGACTCGAACTAAGAATATTGGAATCAAAATCCAATGTGATACCATTTCACTAT